TCGTTTTAGTCGTGTACACCGTTTTAAACGCGATTGTTCAATGTGTGCATTTGCATTCATGATGTGATTTATTTACTGTATATTATCGATGATATCGCGGGCATTCTTGTTGTGACATGTTCTTTGCGAATGTGTTTGTGTTTTTTTTTTCAAGCAGAAGACGGCATACGAGATGTAGCCGTGACTGGAGTTCAAAGCTCTGCCTGACTTCTTAGATATTTAATATTAACTTTAAAAAGGGAGAGAGCTAATACTTTCTCTCTTTTTTTTTAAACCATATACAATGAAAGCTATAAAAATAATAGCACCACTATATTTAGATATAGAGCGTAAAACTATGAAGCCTAAAAGATATTATATAAATATGAATACATATAGGAATCTGCATCATAGAGTTAATGGTAAGCTAAAGATAATGTATTTAGAAGCTGTTAGAGAGCAGTTAAAAGGAATACAGATAGAAACACCTTGCGAAATATATTACAGAGTATACAAGCCATCTAAAAGAGTACTAGACAAGATGAATGTTATATCTGTTACATCTAAGTATTTATTAGATGCTATTACTTCTCTAGGGTGTTGGGAAGATGACAATGATAACTTCATAAAAACAGAAACTATATTACCTACTCGTTATGATAAGAATAATGGTAGAGTAGAAATATTAATTAAAACTATAGACAATGAATAAAGATGAAAATTACTACCTAAGTTTAGACAGAAGGACTAAGGAATTTAAAGAATGGAAAGCTAACTACGATGCATCTAAAGGTGTAGGAGATAAAATAAAGCAATTCACTAAGCTAACAGGAATACAAGCTCTTACTAAGCGTTTATTTGGAGAAGACTGTGGATGCGATGAAAGACAAGAGAAGATAAACACTTTCTTTGGTAAACCTGTCAATCCACTAACAGAAGATGATTACTTATTTTTACATAAAATTATAAATGGAAGTAATAAGATTAAGCCTAGAGAGCAGTTAAGAATGAAAGATATTTATGAGAAGACATTCAATAAAAGATTAAGCTCTAACTGTTTAAGCTGCAGCTTTATTCCTGAGATATACAATCCACTTAAAAAATTATTTAATCAATACAAGTAATATGAACACAAAGAACCATACAACAAAACAATCTATAAAAAGATTAGAAACAGTAACATCTCAACTGTATGTTAAGGTATTACAATTAGACCAAGCAATAGGTGAGATACAAAGACTTATTGATATTAAAACTCTTAGAAGTGAAGAAGAAGAAGAGTAGTGTTAATGTAGATTTAAGTGTAAGAGCTCAAGTATTTTGTATTAGAGAAGGCTATAAGGTTTACCCAGTAACATCCAATAATATAAAGTATAAGATAGTTGCAGAAAAAGAAACTTCTGGTAGAAATCAAGTAAAGGAGTTTACAGAAGAGTATGACATAAGAACTATACATTCTGGTCTTGTCGATACTTGTTTAAAGATATACAATAAGTATAAATGTTAAAGTTTTGTTAAAATAGTATAGGGCAGTTGTTTATTTAAATGACTGCCCTATATTTGTATCAACAAAAACAAACATTATGAGATTTTGGCATATAGTAAAAGACGAAGAAGGATTAATAATAGAGCAGCACCTTTGTAACACTGACAAAAGAAGATTTTCCTTAGATTGCCTTGAGCAAATTATAAAAGGTAAATATGATATAATTCCTCAACCAAACTAAATAAAAACAAACATTATGAAAGAATTAATTGAAACACTAAAACAAATTGACAACGATTTTTACAAAGGTATTTATACAGTAGGTGAAAGATACGATTTAGTAAAAGAATTAAACGAAGTATTAAAAAGAAACAATTAAAAACAAACAATTAAAAACAAAGATTATGAATTACTTAAAGATTACAAATGTATATGTAGATGGGATAGATTTAAATGACTATCCTGACTTCTGTGACGCTTTTATAGCATCAGCAGAGTATGATGGAGAAGATATGACAGATGAGCAATTAGATGAGATTAACGAATGTTATGACTTTGTTCACGAATGTGTAATGAATCAAATATTTTAAGATGGAAACAGCATTTAAAAGACAAGGTGGAGAAATTAACATCTATAAAACCAAGAAAAATGGTAAGAGAGTAGATTTAATAGAAGTACTTACTGCTCAAGAGAGAATAGATAAGAAGATAGAGACATATCAAGACAAAGAAATACTTATTTTATTAGCTATTGTACTGGTGTTTTTGTTAACAACAATATTAATTGTAAATATATTTTAATTATGACAGAAAAAGCAAAACAAAGAAAAGCAACACCTGTATTCAGTGGTTTTTTATCTTACTTCCCTGATGCTGTCAATGCTGTAGCGAGATGCAGTATGGCAGGTCAAAATCAACACGCACCAAATGAGCCTTTACAATGGCATAGAGATAAAAGTGGAGATGAGTTAGATGCTTTATCAAGGCACTTACTTGAAGCAGGTACTATTGATGACGATAATGTAAGACACAGTGTTAAAATTGCTTGGAGAGCATTAGCTAATCTACAAAAAGAATTAGAGAGAAATGGAGAAGCTCCTTTAAGTAAGTATAACGAATCTATATTTAAATAAACTAAAACTTTGTTAAAATAGTTATTAATTCAATAATTATATATATATTAGCACCATCAAACAATTAAAACTAAAATAAACATGACTTGTATTGAACTTAGAAATAAAATAGAAAGTATTTTTTACTACAAAATAATACCTAATAAAGATATAAGACTTTGTTATGAGCAATCAATAATACACGGAGTATTCTATAATATAGGTAAAGAAGATTTTAACTTCACTTTCTTAGAGATGAGCGAATGCTTAGGTTATAAAAAAATAGGTAGAGCTACAGGGTTTTGTAAAGACCACTATAGAAGACTAGAGAAAAATCCATTATATAACTTTGCTTATTTACAAGCTAAACTAAAATTATTCAATTAGAAAATAAAACTAACATTTAAAAATATAAATTATGGCATTTACAAACGAAACATTTTACAAATTATTAGCTACTGCTAAAGAACAAAAAGACTGTCAATTAGATAACTTCGCTATTACATTAGAGTTAGATGATTATGTCATTGAATGCTATAAATGGTATAATGACTTCACTTTAGATAATCTAGAAATTGAATATTGTGGTAGCATTGTATTTGGTATATATGAAGATATGACTTTGACAGACTATCAGTTCAAATTATTAGAAGATAAGTTCGATGCAATGAGTAACAAGTGGTTGGTAGAATACGAGAAAAATAATGAGTATTAATAATTAAAATAAGAAACTATGATAGTAAGATTAATAATAGATGTTGATAGTATGATATATGTATCAGCTTTTGCAGAAGATTTAGAATCAGCACAGGAGTCATTAGACTCAAGATTAGAAGCTATATTAGATTATTTTGAAGAAAACCACGAGATATCTTCATTTCACATTTGTGGAGGTAGCAGAGGTAACTTTAGAAAGTATTTAACAGATACCTATAAAGCAAATAGAAATAATATAGAGAGACCTAGGTTCTTAAATGAGTTATATGATTACTGTAGAAAAAACTGGAGCTGTATAAGTAAGTATGGTGTTGAAACTGATGATGTAGTAGCTACTATGTTTGCAGATAAGACTGATGGTATAGAAAATGTAATAGTATCTATAGATAAAGACTACGAGCAGTTTGAAGGAATGATATATAACTATAATAAGAATACATTAAAGCATAGTTCTAAATTAGACTCTCTAAGAGCTTTTTATACTCAAATGATAGTAGGAGATGCAGCAGACAATATAAAGGTATGTAAAGGTAAAGGAAAGGCTTATGCGAAGAAGATATTTAAAGATTGTAAAACAGAGTATCAATTCATAAGAAAGGTATTTGAAACTTATCAATTAATTTACAAATCAAAAGCAAGAGAGGTCTATATATTAACTTATAAATTATTAAGATTAAGAACAGATGTAAGCTGAGATATATAATATCTATTGAAAGTGTTACTACTATAGATAAAATCGATAACAACATTAAACAATTATGGAGAAGAAGATTGATAAACGTAAATTCAATAGAGGTCACAAAGGTGTATCAGGTAGGAAACCTAAGTCAGAAGAGGTAGCTTTAATAGAGAAACTTACACCACTAGCACCATTAGCTTATGCTAAATTAGAAGAAGGAATGAATGAAGGAGACTTTAAGTTTATTCAATTATTCTTTCATTACTTTGCAGGTAAGCCAAGAGAGACTAAAGATATTACAGTATCAAAAGAAGTACCAATGTTTAACCTTTCGTATGATGAATTATCAGAAGATATAGACGTAATAGATGGAGAGTAATTTTGTAGTAACCACAGCATTAAAAAAGCTAAGCAGATTAAAGAAAAGAAAGAGAGTTGTACAAGGTGGAACATCAGCTGGGAAAACGTATTCCATAATTCCATTGCTTATTGATAAAGCTATATCAGTACCTAATAGAGAGATTAGTATAGTGTCAGAGAGTATTCCTCACTTACGTAGAGGTGCTTTAAAAGACTTTACTAAGATAATGGTACTGACAGGTAGGTGGGATAGTAATAAGTTCAATAGAAGTACTTTAAAATACACATTTAGTAATGGTAGCTATATAGAATTCTTTAGTGCAGACCAGGATGACAAACTTAGAGGAGCAAGACGTACAGACTTATATGTAAATGAAGCTAACAACATTGGGTTTGAAGCATACAATCAAATGTCTATAAGAACAAGTGGAGTTATATGGATTGATTTTAATCCTACATCTACATTTTGGGCTCACAATGAAGTAGCTAACCAACCTGATGCAGATTTTATAAAACTAACATACAAAGACAATGAAGGGCTGCCTAGTAGTATTGTAAAAGAATTAGAGTCAGCAAGAGTAAAAGCAAAGACCTCAGCATATTGGGAGAATTGGTGTTTAGTATATTTAGATGGAGAGGTAGGTTCATTACAAGGTGCATGTATTCCTGATTGGAAACAGATAGATAAGATACCACCTGAAGCTAGATTAATGTCTTATGGTATGGACTTTGGATACTCAGCAGACCCTACTAGTTTAGTAGCTATGTATAAATTGAATGATGGTTATATATTTGATGAGGTACTATATCGTAAGAAGATGCTTAATAGTGATATTAGTAATGTACTGAAAGACAATGATATAAGAGAGATGGTATGGGCTGATAGTGCAGAACCTAAATCAATTGCAGAGCTAAAGACTTATGGTCATATGGTTCAAGGAGTATCTAAAGGTAGAGATAGTATTGTATATGGGTTAAATCTAATTAATCAGAAT